CGGTCAGTCCATGACCAATGCCGTAGATGTCGAGGTCAATCCCGGCACCACCTCTCAACGCGTGACGCTGTTCTATCTGAACGATTCAGGGATTACTGCCGCTTCCAGCACCACAATCAGCGTCTCGAATTCGGTCACCGCGTCGATCTCGATCCACGCCGCGTCCTACCAGGATGCGATGCAGACGACTCCGACCAACACCGACACGGACACCTCGACCGCCGCAACGCCCAACCCTCTAGCCGCTTGCGACATCGTGACCGGCGCTGCCGATGCGGTGGTCGTCGCACTGAGCGGTTGCGGCAATTCCACGACGGCGACTTGGGGCGGGACTCTTACTGAGCGGACGGATCAAACGGCCAACGCCACGGCGGCAGGCAGTCTGGCCGATGACAGCGTTCCCACAGCCACGACCATCGCCTGCGATTGCACCTGGGCCAGCCAGAACCGGGCGGCGATTTGCGCGCTGGAACTGGAACACGATGCCGGCGTTGGGATTACTACCGTAACGCCGTCAGAATTCGATATGGACACCGCCAGCGTTACGATTGCTGGCACGGGCTTCGGATCGACCATTGGGGCATCCGATGTCTATCTGAGTCCTAATGATTTGCTCAGTGAGGCGGGCGAAGTCGACATCACGACGGCTGTCAATACTTGGTCGGACACCAGTATCAATCTTGACCTGAGCACCCTGTCTGCCGGCGTGCTCGCCGATCTACACACGATGGGGCCGGGCGCAAGATTCCTGATCGTCAACGTTGGCGGCACGCCCGGTACGACGGAATACTTCAGTGCGGTGACATTGCATCGGCCCGTTGCCTTCGTGATGTCGCTGTCCACAGAGTTTGCGCCGGGATCAACGACAGCGAGACTGACCGGTCTTACGGGAACGTTCGCTGGAGGGCGGATTGAAGAGGCGCTGAACCCGTCCACGACCAACACCAATGTCGCAAGCGACGGCAACCGCGAGGATGTCTGGAACATCCAGGCGACCACCGAGTCAAGAGAAGTCGCCTATGTCGGTCGCGTTCTGTATGGCGGCGTCGTCGCAGACACGATCACCCAGACGCCGACGATCACAATTTCGGCGGCGACCGAATACACCATTGACGCCGCTTCAGGTTCCTATGCCTGGACCGGGACCGCTGCGAACCTCGAATACCATGTTGTCATGGATGCCGCTTCAGGCTCTTACGCTTGGACTGGCACGGCTGCGAACCTAGAATACAATGTGGCGCTGGCGGTGGATTCCGGCTCCTACAGTTGGACCGGGACGGCAGCAAGCCTCGAACTTGGCGCTCTCGTCTCCGCTGAATCAGGCTCGTATGCTTGGACCGGCGCGGCGGCGAATCTCGAACTCAACAGTATTTTTGATGTCGAGTCCGGCTCCTACGCCTGGACTGGAACAGCAGCCAGTCTCGAACTTCACACGGTCCTTGACGCAGAGGCGACCTCCTACGCCTGGAGCGGGCAGGATGCGACCCTAACCTACATTCAGACCGCTACTTTGGTTGCCGGCACGGGCGCCTATGTCTGGACCGGAACTGCATCTGACCTCCTGCTACAAGCCTTGGTCAGCGCCGAATCCGGTTCATATGCCTGGACAGGAACAGCCGCCGACCTGTTGAGGGGCTTCACGGTTTCTGCCGAGGCTGGGGCCTATAGTTGGGCGGGGCAAGCGGCGTCTCTTGAGTTTGGCGCTCTTGTTTCGGCAGAGTCTGGATCGTATGCCTGGACCGGCACGGATGCCGGGTTCCTCTATGATGTCATCCTGACCGCCGAGGCCGCGTCCTACACATGGACGGGTCAGGAAGCCACCTTCCTCCAGGATTTCGCCCTTGCGGCGGATACTACGAGCTACGTCTGGACCGGCCAGACGGCGACCCTGATCTTCGATGCGCTGGTCTCGGCAGAGGCGGCGGCTTACATCTGGTCGGGTCAAGATGTAGACCTGATTTATGCACAGCAGAACACTATGGTTGCCGGGGCGGGGAGCTATCTCTGGACCGGGACTGACGCTGGATTCCTGTACGATCGCATTATGAATGCCGAAAGCGGGTCATATCTCTGGACTGGGGCTTCGGCGACGCTGACCTATACAATTCCTGGGGCGCCATCAGTCGTTCCGTATATAGGGCAAGTGGTCAATATTGGCGATTTGATGAACAGATAATCCTGTGGGGGGGGATATCATGTCGGAATTCGGGGTGCGGGTTTCCCAAGGGAGGAAGCCTGCCTACGCGGACTTCAGGAAGTTCGGATACAATCCAAACGTCGGGACCAGCGAAGAATATATCGGTCCCAGGGACGGCCCATGGAGGCCAACCGAGGCGACGGTCATCGATGTCTCCGGGTCCAATGACGATTCTCCCGGAGGCACTGGCGCTCAGGAGATCATGATCGAGGGTCTGGGGGCGAACTACGAGGAAATCTGGGAACCTGTCATGATGAATGGGCAGGTGCCTGTTCCAACGGTCCAGCCTTTCCTTCGGTTCCACAGGGCCTATGTGACCGATTCCGGCGGCGACAACAATGTGGGCAAGATCCTGTTCCGGGCAGGAGATGTCATTGCCGACATCAAGGAAGGGTTCGGGCAGACCCAACTCTCCGGCTATTGCGTGCCGCGCCGAAGAAAGCTGCTCATAACTGGGGTCAATACGGTCATCGCCTCGTCCAAGGTGGTCGATGTGATCTTCTGGCAGAATCCCGGCACCAAGCGGATTGTCCAGCAATACAACGGTCTGGTCGGGGCCACATCGTTTTCATACGACCCGCCCATTCCATTCACACCGCGTACCGATCTGTGGTTCACCGGCAAGACGGCCGATGTGTCCACGGTCTCCGTCGAATACACGGGATATCTGTCGAGGGATTGATGGCAGCACCGATTATCGACCTGAATGGCAGATGGGGCGGGAAGCTCCGGGAGCAGAACCTCCATCTCATTTCAGGGGATGACGCCACGCTTCAGGTCACGACCCTGGAAACCGACGACACGGTGAAAGACCTGACCGGGGGTGCGGTGTCCTGGGTGCTGTCACGGCGTCCCGGCACGAATGCGTGGCTCACCAAGACGGGCACGCTGACCTCTCCCACGACTGGAGTTTTCACAGTGGCGGTGGACAGCACGGCAGACTTGTCCGGTGAGTATTACCACGAGGCGCAGCTCACCGAATCCGGCGGGGCTGTCGGGACTGTCATGAGGGGTTGGGTGATGATCGACAAGGATAGCGCCTGATGGCTCTCACCAAATCCCAGGAGCAGGACCTTCTCAGGGAGGCGCGGGAAAACCGCGACAAGGGCGAGGATGACGACCGCCCCAACATGTTCGACGCCAGGGACGATCTGAAGTTCATCGCCGGAGAGCAGTGGCATTCGTCAGATACCCAGCAGAGAGATCTTGAAGGCCGTCCCTATCTGACCATCAACAAAACCGGGCAGTTCGTCCGGCAGGTGACGGGCGACATCCGGCTCAACCGCCCTTCCATCAAGGTCCGTCCCGTGGATTCGGGTGCCGATATCGCGATGGCGAAGGTCTTTACCGGGCTTATCCGAAACATCGAATACCAGTCCAAGGCGCAGAGGGCTTACATCACGGCGGCGGAAGCGGCGGCAAGGTGTGGGATCGGCAATTTCCGCATCGTCACCGAGTTCTCCGACAATGACAGCTTCGAGCAGGACATCCGGATCAAGCGGATCAAGAACCCCTTCGCCGTTCTGTGGGACCCGTCTGCCGAAGAGGATGACCGCTCCGACGCCGGATGGTGCTTCGTCCTGACCGAAGTGGACAAGGAAGCCTTCAAGGCCCAATGGCCGAAAGCCTCGACCTCGGGCTGGGACGCCCGCGACACGGATTACGACCTGGAAAGGTGGGTCCGCAAGGATACCGTCACGGTCGCGGAGTATTGGCGAAAAGAGAAGTTCACTCGCCAACTCGCGCAGTTCGAGGACGGAAGCGTCATCGACACGACCGACTTCACCCAGACCCAGTTGGACGAACTGCCTATCGTCCGCACCCGAGAGGTCGAGGGCCACAAGGTCGTTCAATATCACATCACCGACACGGAGATCCTGGAAGGCCCGAACGAATGGCTGGGGTCGCAGATTCCGATCATTTCCATCATCGGCGAGGAAATTCACATCGGGGAACGGACGGTCCGACACGGTGTTGTCAGGTTCGCGAAAGACCCGCAGCGGATGTACAATTACTGGCAGACGATGGCGACCGAGACCATCGCCCTGGCTCCGAAATCTCCGTTCATCGCCACCGACAAGCAGATTGAAGGCCATGAGTCCGACTGGGAACAGGCCAACCGCAAGAACTTCTCGGTCCTGACCTATACCGCCGATCCCGATGTGCCGGGGCCTCCCCAGAGAAACGCGCCTCCCGACTTTCCCGTGTCCGCCGTGAACATGGGCCAGATCGCCAGCGAGGACATGAAGGCGACGACCGGCATTTACGACGCCAACCTTGGCGCGAGGGGCAACGAGACATCCGGCCGAGCGATTTCGCTGCGGCAGAATGAAGGGGATGTTGGGACCTTCGTCTATGTGGACAACACCGCCGCCGCCATTGAGCAGGCCGGGCGGATCTTGGTCGAGATTATCCCCAAGGTCTATGACAGCCAGAGAATTGTAAGGGTTCTCGGAGAAGACGATTCCGAGGAACTGGTCGAGATCAATCAGGTCCTTCCCCAGCCCGACGAGAACGGCGACCCCGTTCTGGTAAACGACATCACCGTGGGCAAGTACGATGTGGTCGTGACCACTGGCCCAAGTTTCTCCACCAAGCGCATGGAGACCGCTGACACCATCCGGGGCATCATCCAGTCCTACCCGGAGATCATGAGCGTTGCCGGTGACCTTCTGTTCAAGGCCATGGACCTTCCAGGGGCAGATTTGATCGCGGAGCGCATCGTTGCCGCGAGAGAACAACAGCCACCACCCGATCCGAAGGCGGAAGCCGACGCCGCAAAGTCCGCCGCCGACGCCCAGAAGAAGACGGCCGAGGCGGAGGGCCAGGAACTCGACAACCTCACCAAGCAGCTTGTCCTGTCCGCAACGAGAGACGAGGACCTTCGGGGCATGATCGCCCAGATCGTCCAAGAGCAGCTTCAGCAGATGTTGAACGCTGCATAGCCTACCGCTGGGTTTCAGCGGGCACCCCCGTCCCTAGAGGATGCAAATGTCAGATACAGAGTCCGCAGTTGCGGAACCCCTTCCCGACGAGCCAGACGCGCTCGACGCCCCGCTTCCCGACGAAATTCAAGAGGAAGCCCCGCCTGAAGAGGCGCCCGAAGAGACTGAGACTGCGGAAGAGACCGCAGATGAACCCTCCGAAGATGAGGAGGCCGGCGAGGATGCAGCCGAGGAGCCAAAGCCGAAGAGACGGCGGAACGCCCAGAAACGCATTTCAGAACTGACACGGGCGAAACACGAGGCACAGAGGGAATCGCAAGCACTCAGGCAGCAGCTTGAGGCGATTCAGGCCAACGTCCAGCCCGCAGCGGAGCCAAAGCAGGAAGACTTCCAGACGCACGAAGACTACGACCGGGCCAGAACTCAGTATTGGGCCGGCATTGCTGTTCAGAAGCAGTTGGAGACGGTGGGACAGACAGTCCAGCAGAACCAGCAGCAGGCCGAACAGAATGCGCGTGCGGTGAATTGGGAAGTCCAAATGGAAGGCGCCCGCGACAAATACGACGACTTCGACGATGTAGTGCTGTCTCCCGACAACACCTTCTTTACCGATGCGGTCGCAACGACGCTGGCCGAAACGGAAAATGGGGCGGATGTCGCATACCACCTCGGCACCAATCCCAAATTGGGCCGCGAGATCGCAGCACTTTCCCCGTTACAAGCCGTCCTCAGAATCGGGAAGCTATCCGCCAAGCTGGCAGAGCCTCCCAAACCGAAACCCACATCGACGCCCAACCCTCCGAAGGCCCTGAAAGCCTCCGGCACGTCCGCGACCAAGGACCCAAGCACGATGTCCTACGTGGAGTACGTGAAGTGGCGACAGAAAGAGTAACCAATGGCAAATGCCCTTATCACTCCGACGATCATCGCCCGCGAAGCGTTGATGCAGTTGGAAAACAATCTCGTCATGGGCGCTCAAGTCCATCGCGAGTACAAGCGTGAGTTCGTCAAAGTCGGCAGCACGGTCAACATCCGCAAGCCGGTCAAGTTCGACGTTACGGATGGCGTGACCTTGGTCCAGCAGGACGTCGAGGAAGCGAACACCAACGTTGTCGTTGATCAGCGCAAGCATGTTGGCTGGAACTTCACCACTCAAGACCTCACCCTGACCATCGAGGAATATTCCGAGCGGTATATCAAGCCCGCCATGATCTCGCTGGCCAACAAGGTTGATCGCGATCTGTGTTCGCTCTACGCGAGCGTTCCCAATTGGGTCGGCACGCCGGGGCAGGTGGTGAACTCGTATGCCGACTTCTCCAAAGGGCCGCAACGCCTGGACGAAGGCGCCGTGCCTCGGGATTCCAGGCACGCAGTTCTCGCCCCTGAAGATCATTGGGCGCTGGCCGGTAGCCAAACCTCGCTGTTCTTCAGCGGCATCGGCACCCCGGCCTATCGCCAAGGATCGATCGGCAATATCGGCGGCGTCGACACGTTCATGGATCAGAACGTGCGGACTCACACGGTCGGCGTTGCGACGGGTGCTCCGTTGATCAATGGTGCGTCGCAGAACGTGGCGTACTCGGCGGTCACGCAGGCGACCTATTCGCAATCGCTGGTCACCGATGGGTGGACCAACTCGATCACCGGGATTCTCCTGGCGGGCGACGTGATCACCATCGCGGGCGTCAACGCGGTTAACCCTGTCCCCGGAGAAACCGGAACGGGCAAGGATGATCTGGGGAGGCTCCAGCAGTTCGTTGTGCTGGCGGATGCGAACTCCGGTGCGACCACGGGTCCGGCGACGCTGACGATTTCGCCGCCGATCATCACCTCGGGGCCGTTCCAGACCGTTAGCGCGGCTCCTGCGGATGGCGCCGCGATCACCGTTCTTGGAACGGGTGGGACTGGTTACACCCAGAACCTCGTGTTCCATCGCAATGCGTTCGCGCTTGTGACGGTTCCGTTGGAGATGCCGGACGGCGTGGCGTTCAAGGCACGGGAAAGCCACAACGGCCTCTCGATCCGAGTCTTGAAGGATTTCGATATCATCAACGACAAGGACATCATCCGGCTGGACATCCTGTATGGCAAGAAGGGGCTGTACACCGACTTGGCTACACGGATGAGCGGTTCGGCGTAACCACCAGGGGGAGGTTTCGGCCTCCCCCGCCTTTCTGGAGATCGCAATGGCCACAGCCCGCGAAGTCGTGCAGTCCGCACTCCGTAAGATCCTCTCTGACGGCGAGGGTACGTCTCCATCCGCCGCAGAGATGGAGGACGGGCTTGAAGCGTTGAACGACTTCATGGAAAGCCTGTCGGTCGATGGCGTGAGACTCACCCACCAGACATTGACGCTCGATGACAGCGTTAACTTGGACAAGGCCCACATTCGAGGATTGAAGGCCCAACTCGCTGTCGAGCTTGCTCCCGAGTTTGGGGCCTCCATCGATCCTCAAGTCGCCTTCACGGCGAAAGAGAGCAAGAAATCCCTGCGGGCGGATACCCGCGCGAGACGCACGACCCCGGTTGATACGGCCATCCTCAGGGGCAACCGATGGAGTAGCGGGTGGTAGACATCACGCAAGGCCAAGCCCTGCTTGCCGCCCTGCAAGCCCAGTTCAACGCCGCTCGTCAAGGCACGGGACAGGGCACCAGTTCGACAATCCCCGGCCTTCCCGGCTCTGGAGGAGACGATGGCGGCGTCGGAGGTGTGAACGCCCTGGCAGGTATATCCCCAGGCGGCGTTCCCGGCACGGCCACCACGGGGCAGTCCATCGTCAACAGCCTGATCGGCGGCGCTCCGCTTGGAGGCGACCCGTTGGCGCAACAGGTGTTCAACTCACCCAACTTCGCCACTCTTTTCGGAGGCGGCGGGGGTTCCGGTGAAGATGTGGCCGGCAATCAGGCCGACCTTGCGCAGATCACAGGAGGGAACGCGGACGTGGCTATGGCAGCACTGACAGGCAACCCTCTCCTGATGGCGGCGGCTTTGGGCCTCGGCATCTCTGGACAGGGTGACAGGCCGGGCGACCCTGTGTTTGGTGGCGGCGGGACCAATTTCGAGTTTTCTCAACCCCAGGGTTCTGCGAACGCAATCCCACTTGAGAGCTTGGACACTCTGGGCGGGTCCTTTCCCAGCCCCTCCCTTGCGAGCCTGGGGGGCAGAACTGGCGGAGGAATCAGCGGCGGCGGCAATGCGGCCCAGTTTGACACGCCCGAATTCGGCGTCTGATGCGCATCCCGTTTACGATCCAGTCTTACACCCACGAAAGCCTGCCGCTCTCGGCGCAGCGGCTGGTCAACTATTACGCCGAACAGGCCCCAACGGAGGCCAAGAGTCCCGCCGTTCTTCTGCCGTCTCCGGGGCTGGAACTGTTCTCCACGGTCGGAACCGGGCCTATCAGGGCCGTTCACCAGATGGCGGAGGTTCTTTACACGGTTTCAGGATCGTCTCTGTTCAGTATCGATCCGTCCGGAACCCCAACCGATCTTGGCTCTGTCGGCACCACGTCCTCGGGACTGGTATCGGCAGCGAACAACGGGACCGAACTGGTCGTCGTCAACGACAATGACGGCTATGTCTACGACAAGGACGCCGACACCCTGACGCAGATCACCGATCCGGACTTTCCTGCGGTGGCGGCGGTCAGCCAGTTGGACGGATATCATCTCTACCCGAAGGTCGATTCCGATCAGTGGATCATCTCCAACCTGCGGGACGCCACGGCTTACGACGCTCTGGACTTCGCCACCGCCGAGGGCGACCCCGATACTCTCTTGAGCATTCATGTGGATCATCGCCAAGCCCTCCTGATGGGTCGCAGGTCCATCGAGCCTTGGTACAACTCCGGCGAAACATTCCCGTTCAATCCCGTCTCGGGGGCCTTCATCAATACCGGGCTTGGTGCACGGTATGCGGTTGCGAATCTGGACAACACGACCTTCTGGCTCGGCAATGACAGCGTGGTCTATCGGCTGAACGGGTTCGTCCCGCAGAGGATCAGCACTCACGCCATCGAGCAGGCCATCAAAGCCCTTCCGGGCATCGGAGACGCGAGAGCGTTCGGCATGACATGGAAGGGCCACGCCTTCTTCGTGCTGACCTTCCCGGATCAGGCGACCTTCGTTTTCGATGCAGCCACGGGTCTGTGGCATGAGCGGGAAAGCTACGGACAGAAGGGATGGCTCGCCTGTTGCCACGCCAGGGTCTACGACAACGATTTCGTCGGGGATCAGAACGCCGGCAAGATTTACAAGCTCAAGGATGTGTATGACGACGCCGGAGACCCGATCCGACGCATTGCGGCCGGCGCGCCGCTCTATGCGAACGGTGATTGGGCCTTCATGCCAAGCTTCGAGGCGATCTTCGAGTCCGGGGTTGGAACATCAGGGCAGGGAGAGAACCCCCAGGCCATGCTGAGATATTCCGACGACGGCGGCAGAACGTGGTCCAAGGAAATGTGGCGGAGCATCGGGAAGACCGGAGAATACCGCAAGAGGACCGTGTGGAGACGACTTGGACGGTTCAAGGAGCGGGTGGTCGAGGTGACGGTCAGCGATCCCGTGGCGGCTAGGTTCATCGGGGCCAATGCCGATCTGGTGGGGCAGGGCTGATGGCTGACAAACTCGGCCCAGATCCCGGCTTCGTATTCCAGCGCGGCGCACAGCAGATCGGTTCCGTCTGGATCACGGAAGCCATCCGCCTGTCCGACCTCGCGCTGTCGAAGGTCGCTGCCATAGCGGATTTGAACCAGACGATCACCAACCCGCCGACACAGGCCGAGGTACAGGCAATCTCGGACAAGATCGATGAACTTCTTGCGGCCATGCGGACGGCCGAAAAGATGGAGATATAGATGGGCTTTTTCAGCGGACTTAGCAGCTTTCTTGGAAGCCCCGGCGGGAGTCTCGCTCTTGGTATCGGCGGGTCGGTTCTCGGCGGCGTTCTGGGGTCGAATGCGGCCAGCGATGCTGCCGGCGCACAGGTTGCGGCATCCAATGCGGCCATCGCCGAGCAGCGGAGACAGTTCGACCTTGCCAGAAGCGACCTCGCGCCGTTCCGGGAGCAGGGCGTCAATGCGCTCAATCAATTTGCTGCCGAGAACCTTGGGCCTCTGGAAGCAACCCCGCAGTTCAACTTCCTTCTGGACCAGGGCGTGGCCGCGCGGGATCGCTCCGCCGCCGCGAGAGGGAAACTGCTATCCGGACAACAGGTCAAGGCCATCGAGGGCTTCGGACAGGATCTCGCCCGGCAGACTTCGGATGCCAGATTGAACCGGCTCGCCTCTCTGGCAGGGATCGGGCAGACCGCCACCAACACCGGGGTACAGGCCGGGGCCGGAGCCGCGTCGAATATCGGCAATGCGTTCATCAACGCCGGGGATGCAAGGGCCAGCGGGTTCGTCGGGTCCTCGAACGCGATCAACGACTCCATCAACAATTTCCTTCTCTTCAACGCTCTGAGGCCGTAATGGCGCTTCCAGCCCTTCAGGTTCGCGTTCCCAATCCCGCCAACGCTCTCCTGCGAGCGGAGCAGATCAAGACCGGGCGTGCCCAGAACCGTGCCTTGCAGCGGCAGGAGGCGGGTCAGAACGCGCTGATCAATGCGTTCCAGGGCGGGGTTCCGACCACACCTGAAGCCCGCGCCGCCGCTGTGAACACGGTTGCCCAGGCCGATCCCACTGGGGCCTTGACCCTTCAGCAGAACTTCAACCAGTTGGACGCTCAAGAACAGGTCCAGACCGCACGGGAATCCGCCCTGGTCGCAAGGGGACTTGTAGGCGTCAACAGTCAGGCCAGCTATCTCCAGGCCCGTTCCGCATTGGAGCAGGGCGGCGTGGACGTGACTGACATGCCGTTGGAGTACAATCCCCAATACGTCCAGAGCGCCATCAATATGGCCCGCTCCATCAACGACATGACCGTGAGTGCAAATACCCAGGCAACCATCGACGCGGCAGATCGCCGTGCGGCGAGGCCGTCCGCCCCGGTCCCCAGGACCAATCTGGGCAAGATCGGCGCTGATTTGGATGCCGGGTTCACCACGCCCGCCCAGGCCCTTCTCCAGACCCAGCAAGCATTGGCGCCCGGCGAGACATGGCGTCCTGCGACAGAGGCGGAAAAGACTGCCTTCGGTATTCCGAAAGACCGCGCCGCGCAGATCAGCAGCAACGGCAAGGCGTCGGTGATCGGTTCTTCGGGCGGGATCACGCTGTTTGACCCTGCGACTGGAAACATTCTTGCTCAGGTCGGCGGTCAGCAGTTGACCAAAACCCAGCAGGGCGCGCAGGCCATCGAGATTTCGGAGAAGACCAGAGAGGCAACCGCCCGTATTGCCGAGTTGGACAACTCGCTCCGGCAGCTTATCCAGACACCGCAGGCAACCGGCCTCTCCGGTCTGGCCATCGAAAAGCTCGGCGGTGTCGCGGAGCAGATCACCGATCTGGTTGGGGTCGACAACGACTGGCTTCCCACGGCGGAGGTGCAGAGAACACGCACCGAACTTGCCGCCCTGATGGGCCAGTACATCCCGACCGTGACCGGCGACGATTCCGGGCGCTATTCCGATCAGGACATGCGCCGTGCGGAAGCTGCCTTGCCGGCCAAGAACCCGACCGCTTCGTTTGGACAGGTGAAATCGGCCCTGGAGACCTTGCGGGATGTCGAGGTTCGGGCGCGTGCGCGGTCCCTGATGCGGGCCGATGGTTTCGCTCCGGGTATCGACCTCACCTACAATGCGGGCCGTCAGGGATATGCGGGTCAACTCATGGCCGAGGGCAAGACACCCCAGGAGGCTGCGGCGATCATCATCGATCTGGTCGATAAGTACGGCATTCCGCTGACCGTGCAGGGCATCCAATGACGGACCTCTCCCATGAAATGCGGACATTCCAGGGCCTCATGGAAGACGAGGCCAAGCGCCGTGGCGATGCAGCTACGACCGCGCTGGAAGACCGCGACATGGAGACCTTCCAGCGTCTCATGGATGAGCGGTCCAAAGCGGTCGCTCCCAGGGACACCGAAACCCGCATGGTGATCCATTCGTCCGAACTCGGCGAGCCGGGTCTGTCGGACTCTCTTGTGAGGGCGCGGGTTGCCATCGCGGACACTCCGGACGAGCGCAAGGCCGCGTTCAATCAGGTCTTCCCTTTGGGGGAAATGCGATCCGTCCGTGACGAGACCGGGGCTAATTTCGAGGTCTTCCGTAGAGACCCTGGAGAGCCGTGGCGCAAGTTCGACCCGCCCCCGACAGAGAAGACCGAGATCGTTCAAGACGTTGCCGACTTCGCCAGTGCTGCCCTTCCGGTAGTCGGAGAGGCCATCGCCACTCGGGGCGGCGGAGGGCTGATCCGTCGCACGCTCCAGACGGCCGGTGGCGCTGCAGGTGGGGAGTTGGCGGAGGAAGGCGTCGAAGCCGCTCTCGGGCAACAGAGGCAGACAGCCGGCGAAGTCACGGCCCAGGTCGGGGCAGAAGGTCTGACCGGCGGACTCGGTGGACTTGTAAGCGAACCTCTCGCATCGATCCTGAATGTCCGCAGGGGTGCGGGTGCGCTTCAGTTGAAGCCCGGCGCCCGAGAGGCCATCGAGGCGCAGGAGAGTCTGGGTCTTCCCGAACTCCTGCCGTTCCAGGTGGCGGAAGACCCGATCGTTCAGACCATGGGCACGCAGGCCCAAGCCCTTACCACGACCATGACGGACTTCATCGTCAAGCAGCAGGTTGGGGCCGTGGAGAGATTGCGTGTCCTTCAAGAGTCCGGGGCCGACCCCGCAAACCTACCGCGCTTCCTGAGAGCGAGAGTGCAGGCCGCACAGAACGAGTTGGACCGCATCGTCTCCCGTCCCAATGTGGAGTTGGAAGCCGGTGGCGAGGCTCTTCAGAAAGGACTTGTGGAGTACGACACTCTGGCCCGCGCCGAAGTCAATACGATGTTCAAGGCCGCTCGGGACATCGAAGATCCCCAGTTCGATCTGGCCAGTCTGGATCAGGTCGCCAAGGACATGCAGGAAGGCTTCATTGTCCGAGGCGATACGGCTCGGCCCACCGCTCCCCTTGCGGGAGAACTGCAAAAGGTGCTCGGGGAAATCCGGGCGCTCGCAGAGAACCCCCAGCCGATCGTCATTCCCAGGCCAGATGGATCGGAGATGGTCATCTCGGTCACGGACCAACTGCGGGCCTTGCGGGAGCGGGTGTGGGACCTGAAGACGGTGGACCGTGGGCAGATCGCTCGCCGTCCCGAGGCCGATGCTGGGTTCCTGTACGGCCGGATCACCGAAACCCTCAACTCTCCCCAGAACGCAGACCCCAATTTCACCAGGGCCTGGAACGAGGCGTCCGCTGCGGCAGGAGCGCGGTTCGATACCTGGGACAAGGCTGTCATCCGTGCGACCGCGAAGAACGAAGAACCAGCCAATCTGGCCTTCTCCTATGCTCGCCCGAGGGAGGTCACGAACCTCCGCATTCTAAGGGACACCATCCCTGCGGAGAACTGGCGCACCTTCCAGGCGGCGACGAAGCAGCAGTTTCTCAGCGACCTGCCCAATCTCACACGGACGCTGGAGAGTTTCGACGAGCCAACCTTGAACATGCTCCTGTCATTTCAAGAGCAGCAGGCCATGAGGCTTGTCGGACGGAACTTCGACAATCTGGCCCAGGTCCGCGATCTCGCGCAGATGGAGCGGTTCCAAGACATCTCCGCACGGGTCATTCAGGCCGGCGACGGACAGACGGTGGAAAGCCTGACGCGGGCCATCGCTCCGGGATCTCCGGAGGGCAAGGCTCTCAGCGCCGGAATCATCAATACCGTCGTGGACAACGTGGTGCGGATGGAACGCGGTGTCCCAAGCATCGATCGAAACACCTTGAGCAGCACGCTCAGAAGGATGGATCAGAACGGCTCGTCCCGGTTCCTGTCGGGGGCGGAGCGGCAGACCTTGCAGAACATGGATCGCTATCTGGACATGATCACCGGGGTTCCAGATGTCGGCACGTCCCTGTTGAGGGCGTCGATTGCCAAGAAACTGCGCGATTTCGATGTCAGGGCTGCGTTCGATATCATCCAGGCATACGGTGTCGGGAGGTTGATGACCACGGATGCCGGCCGCAAGTTCCTGATGGGCACGGGACGGGAAAAGATGAACTTCAACAACCTTCGCCTGCTTGGTGCGGCGGGAGCAACGATTGCAGCCGACGAACAGGCTTTGGGCCGAACCGAGGACACGAGATGACCGACCGCTTTCCCGATTTCCTCAACCCGGCTGTCGACGGCGACGGCAATGCCATCTCGGGCGCAAGGCTGTTCTTCTATCAGGCCGGCACGTCGACCAAGAAGAACACCTACTCGGACTCGGCGAAGACCATCGCCAACGCAAACCCCGTGGTGGCGGATTCGGATGGCCGGTTCGGCGACATCTTCATGCTGGTGGATCAGCAGTACAAGGTGATCCTTGCCTCCGCAGGCGTGGACGATCCCCCTACGGGAAGCACGTTGAAGACATGGGACAATCTGTCGCCGGTCCTCGACAACCCCACGGCCCGCATTCCGGTGATTGCCAAGTCCACCGCCTATACGGTCGGGCTGGACGATGGCGGCAAGATGGTTGAGTCCGATGCGTCGGGCGGGGCCTTCTCAGTCACCCTCCCGGCCGTAGCGGATGCGACGAACGGGTTCACGATCCGGGTTAAGAAGGTGGATTCTTCCGTCAATGTCGTGACGGTTGATGGCGACGGGGCAGAGACTATCGACGGGGCCACGACCTATGCCCTGAATGGACAGTACGATTTCGTCGATCTCGTCACGGACGGGACCGAATGGCATGTTGTCGGCACGTCAGTCACACCGAGCGGTGGTCACACCATTGGCAGTTTTGTCAGTACATCTTCT